AGACTCCAAGACGCGACGTCGCTCAGCTCGCTGTTCAAGTCAGCCTATACGCGGTGGAAGCCCGTGCTGTTGAAGAAGGCGCCGGGATGGGGTTTCCCGCAGTGGTATGGCTCGTGCGGCAACTGCGCCCTTACGGCCGCCATCTTTGATCCCAACCCGATCCTTGCTAGACTGCGGAGATGACCGCAGCCCTACGCCTAGCCCGCATCCTCGGCGACCTTCACGCCCACTGGCAGCCACACCCGGCGCAGCAGCTCGTGCTCAACGCCATCTTTGGCCAGCACAAGGCCATGGTGCTCTTGGAGTGCGGCCGCAAGTTCGGCAAGACCGAGATCGACGCCTACTTCCTGTGGCGGCTCGCCTTGACGACGCCCGGCGAATACTACTACTTCACGCCGCAGCAAAACCAGGCCAGGGAAGTCATATGGGCCAACCACCGCTTGCAGACCTTCGGGCCACAGAAGTACGTCGCCGACATCAGCGAAGCCCACATGCGGGTGACGTTTACCAATGGCAGCTTTATCAAGGTCGACGGCAGCGACAACTTCGACAAGTACCGCGGCCCTAACCCTCGAGGTGCCGTCTATGACGAGTTCCGCGACTTCTCGCCGGAGTTCCACCCGGCATTCGGGCCAAACCTGGCGACGTTCAAGGCGCCGCTGCTCATCAACGGCACGCCGCCGGCCATCGACATCGAGCACTACGACGCCACGGTCGTCGAGGCCAAGACCGAAGCCGAATACGCGTATTTCAACTACCCGTCGTGGGCGAATCCCCACATCGACCGGGGCTGGCTGAAGTCTCAAAAGCGAAAGCTGTATGCCCGCGGCGACGGCGACGTCTGGGAGCGCGAGTACGGCGCCAAGAAGACCAAGGGCGGCAAGCTGAGCTACTTCCCCATGTTCGACCGCCCGACCGAGGAACGCCGGCATACCAAGCACGTTCGGCCCCATGCCGAAATCATGGCCGAGCTGGAGAAGGATCGCCGCAAGCTGATTTGGCAAGTCGGCAATGACCCAGGCAACGCCACGGTGTTCGCCGTGCTGTTCCGTGCCATCAACCCCTTCACCAAGCGGGTCTACTATCTCGACGAGATCTATGAGCAGAACCAGGCCGAGACATCAACATCAAGGATTGTGCCGCGCATCCAGGCTATGCGGGAGGAGCTGTACCCGAACTGGGAGGCCCACGGCATCGAGTGGGATCAGATCTACGACGAAGCCGCGACGTGGTTCATGACCGAGGCCCTGAACAGCTTCGGCGAGGTCTTCGTGCCGACCAGGAAATCCGAGCATGCCATCGACCAGGGCATCAGCCTGATGAAGGACCAAATGCTCTATGGATTGACAGTCATCAGTGATCGGTGCATAAAATACCAGTTAGAACTTGAAAACTTCGTTAAAGATCCCAAGACAGGTAAGCCCCGTAAGGATTGTTTTGACCATGCCATTGACATTTCACGTTACCTCAATTCTAGTGCTGGCATTGATCTCAATCCTGATGTGGAACCTGCGTCCCCCGACAAAGACGACGAGCCCCGGATGCGAACCATCGAGCAAGACCAAGACGACGACCGCCGAGAAACTGGCGAGTTGATCGACGAAATGGAGGACTTCTAGTTGGAGTGGATCATCCCGATTTGGACCGTCGCCATCTTAGCCGCCCTTGCGGCATCAGCCTACGCACTTCATCTCGCCATACAAACCCGCATTGAAATACAGGCCCTCCAGAAATCGACGCATGCCGTCCACATGGTGCCAATCCCAACAGATGCCGTCAGCGACGAAGACGAAAAACAGGTGAACCGCACGCTGCGTGTCGCCGATGAAAACGCTTTTGATGACCTGACCGATATGCAGGAAGCCGCCAACCTACCACTTTGAGGGACACCCATGCAGCCGAGTACCCGCTTTGATTATGTCGCCTATGACGACACCGCCCAGGAACAGCAAAAGCTGTTCAAAGAGAAGTTCCAGCATTTGGAGGCGTCCGTTGGCGCTCTGGGCCAGGGTCGGGCGCAAAGCCTCATCCTGACGAAGCTGGAAGAAGCCTACATGTGGGTCGGCAAGGCCGTTCGGGACGAACAGATCAAGCGCAACGGCTCGGCGCCTTTGCAAGAGGGCCGCGGCAAGGAATAAAATGAGTTAGTGGGGGGGCCTGCGGCATGGATGCCGTCGGCCGACAGTTCAGCATGGAGGCTTTGTGGGCTCGACGTCATTCATTGACATGATCGACGGCCAGGAAGACGGCAGCGCCAAGGGGCCTCAGAAGCCTTTTCACACGCTTGACATGTCGAACGACGACGAAGTCCTGGCGTGGCTAAACCTCGAGCTGGACCACCTAAAGCAGCAGGCCCAGGAACGCCACATGAACCAGCGCAAGAACCTCTGCGCGTTCCGTGGCATTCAGTACAGCTCGACGGCTCGCAGCACTAGGGACCGCGAGGAGTCGGCTAGCGAGTCGACGATCAATCGCCGCACCAAGAATCCCCGCGTCGTCTATAACCACATGGTCGACATGGTCGAGCAAGACGTGGCCCGGATGACGAAGTACCGCGGCGCCATCGCGTGCACGCCGCCATCGGACGACAACAGCGACCGCGTCACCGCCCAGGTCGTCGAGAAGCTGATCGAAGGCTTCTGGGCCAAGCCCAACGTCAACATCGACAAGCTGATGGCCCGGCACAGCCGGCGCAAGCGCATCTTCGGCGAGGACTTCTTCTGGGTGACGTGGAATCCGAACCTTGGGCCGTACCATCCGGAATGGATCGCCCAGGTCTTCAAGGCCAACGGCATCCAGGGCGATCCATTAACAATGCGACCCGGAGACATTGCCAAGGCATTTCGCACCCAGGTCAAGAAGATTCCCAAGGTGCCGCTGCTTGACGACGACGGCAAGCACGTCGAAAAGGACGGTCAGCCGGCATTCATCGACAAGCCCGTGCGTATGGGCGACGTCGAGTATCAGCTATGGTTTAGCTGGGACATGTTTCTCCAGCGCAAGGCCGAGGAAGCCCAAGTCGAATACGGATTCGGCAGGGAGCGCATGAAGGTCGACACCGCTAGGGCCCAGGCGCCCAAGGTCGCCGACAAAATCACGCCTGACCCCAACTACAACTTCTACGACGCCGACACCTGCGAGGAGTTGGCGCGTAACGACGAGGTAGAAGTCATCCACTTCTACCACCGCAGCACCGACGAGATCGACGGCGGCCGCTATGTCAAGTTCACCCGCGGCGCCATTATGCGGAATACCGAAAATCCGGTAAAAGGCGAAGACAATCTAGCCATCTTCCCATGGCACCGCACGCCGGACATCGAGACCCCGGCAGTCTTGAACGGTGACGCCACGGTGACCCATGGACGTGGGCCGCAGATGGTCTATAATAATTTGGTAAGCCTCAAGGTCCGCAACAGGTTCCAGTTCAGCCATCCCAAATGGTTCGCACCCGCCAACTCGATCAAGGTCGAAAAACTCACCAACAACACCACCGTGGCCTTTTACAAGGGCCCGGTCCCGCCCACGTTGTCGCAGCCCGCCATCAACGAGGCCAATGAGAGCCAGATGATGCAGGAAGCCAAGGGCGACATGCAGCAAATCATGGGCGTCTTCGGCATCTCTCGAGGCGACCCGCCTGCCGGCGTCGTGGCCAACGTCGCGTTGACGTTCTTGGATGAGCAGGAGTCAGACCGCGCCAACGTCAGCGTGCAGAACCACACCGATGCACTGCGCCAGGTAGCGGTAAGAACCGCGTGGCTGATGTCGGACTACTACGAGGACCAAGACGGCAGGCTTGAGAAGCTGCTTGGCAAAAACCTGGCGGCGCAGATCAAAGACTTCAAGATGAGCGACCTGAGGTCCATGGGCGACCTCAATATTCGCAACATGACGGCGATGCCGCAGCAGAAGTCGGCCCGCATGCAGTGGATCGTTGACATGCGCAAAGAGTTCCCGATGCTCATCACCGACGACGTCGCCGCCGACGCCCTTGGCCTGGGTGACGTCGAGAAGCTGAGGAACAGCATCACGGTCGCCATCAGGAAAGCCGAGTCGGAGACCGGCAGCATGATGAACGGCGCTGCTGTTCCAGCCCCGCTCGAGGTCGAGTACCAACTGGCCCACTACCGCGTCCACATGCGCCAGATGAACGAAATCAGCTTTGAGAAGCTGCCCGAGGACCAACAGCAGCATTTCGTCGACCACGTCATGGCGACCGAGATGCATCTCGCCAAGATTTGCCAGCGCGTGCCGGGCTACATCCAACTCATCCAGAAAGACTTCCCGGGCTTCCCGTACTTCTTTGTACCAGAAGAGTTGGGCGCACCGCCGCCAGACGCAGCGATGCCACCCGAAGCCGGGATGATGCCGCCCGCTATGGCCGGTGGTGCCCCGATGCCAGGAGCCCAAGAAGGAATGCCGTTACCGCCCGGCGCCGAGGCCCAGGCCATGCCGCCTGAAGCCATGGCACCGGGTGCCGGTGTCTCAATGCCGCCACAAGGAGCTATGTAAGCCATGGCCGAACCCGCCGCAGTGCCGTCCGCCGGTATCAACCCCAACGTCCCCGTGGGCGATGAGGGCACCATCAGGAACCGGTCGAACTCGTCGACCAGCTTCGACGACGTCGATGAAGCCATGTCGGCGCCGCAGAACAAGCCCAAGAAGCCGGCGGTCAAAGAGGCGCCGAAGCCGAAGGATGACGACGGCGAAAAGCCGAACCCCAGGGTGTCGGGCGCCAAGGCCAAGCCCGACCTTTTCGAGGACGCCGACGACAAGCCCACCGAGAAAAAAAAGCCTGCTGAGAAGAAGGCGGATCGGCTTGACGACGAAGACGATGCGGGTCTGACCACCGAGAAAGACAAGCAGCGCCCGAAGTCCGCGAAGTCCCACAAGCTGAAACGCGGCGACGACGAGGCATGGGACATCCCGAGCGACGCCATGGTGACTGTCACCGTTGACGGCAAGCCCGTCGAGATGGAATTCCAGGAGGCCTTGAACCGCGTCAGCGGTGAGACCGACTATCGTACCAAGGCGGGCCGGCTCGGCGAGGAGCGCAAGGCCTTCGAGACCCAGCGCGACGGCATGAACACCATGGTGGCAGATCTCTACGCCAGGGTGCAGAAGGACCCCGATGCGGCCTTCGACTTCCTGGCCGACATGACGAAGCAAGACCCGATTGCGCTCAAGGCCAAGATGCTGGATCAGACCATCGAGCAGGGCAAGCTGTTCCGCGACATGAGCGACGCCGACATCGAGGTCTGGAAGCAAGACCAGATCCGCGACATGCGCGACAAGCACTACAACAGCCGCGTCGAGGCCGACAAGC